CAATCGTGTCGCGGTCGGGATTTATGCATGGGGTGGCGGCGAGGAGTGTTGGCTGATCAGCCATGGAGAGATTTACGGCGATCCAGCAGGCAGCAAGTTGTGGGAGCAAATCGATGACCTCGTTTTAAGGGACTATCCAGTGGAAGGCGGTGGCACTACACGGGTTTCGGCCATTGGGATTGATTCTGGTGGCCATTACACCTCAGAGGTCTACACCTATGCGCGTAGCCGACGAGGTGATGGTGTGTTTGCTTTGAAGGGGCAGTCTGTCCGTAACAAACCGCCTATTGGGAAGCCTTCCAAGGTGGATATTAGCTACAAGGGCAAAGTGCTCAAGAATTCAGCGGAGGTGTACCCGGTTGGAACGGACACGATCAAGGCAACGCTGTTCGGGCGGCTGAAGCACAACGAGCCTGGGCCTGGGTACATCCATTTCCATGCGGAGGCTGGGCATGACTACTTCAAGCAATTGACGGCAGAGCGACAGGTGGTGCGATATGTGAAGGGGTTTGCGATCCGCGAATGGAAGAAGAAGGCGGGAGATCGCAACGAGGCGCTGGACTGCTTTGTGTATGCGTTTGCGGCTTTGAACTTTTTGTACATGCGATACAACCGTGCGACTATTTTCGAGCAGTTTTCGCGTAAGCTGGGTAGCGTGCCTGTAAATGCCCAGAAAACGGAGCCAGCACCGGTAGAATCGGTCTATCGGCCCCAACGGCAACGCAAGGCCCGGCCTACCTCATCATTCGTAACAAACTGGTGACCATCCTTGTCCCCGAACTGATCTACGCCGGAGATACGGTCATTTTTGACGTGCCGGAGTTTACGGACTCGATCGGGACGACGGTTAGCAGTGGGACGTACACGTTGAAGTGGTATGCCAGGACTAACACGGCATCTGAGGGCACGACAATCACTGGAACAGCGCAGAGCACGGGTTGGCGGGTGACGGTGCCAGCAGCGACGACGCTGGGATTTGATGCAGGGTTGTGGACGTGGCAGGCGATCGCGACTTACTCAACGCTGCAGTACACCGCTGGACGTGGGCAGTTCACGGTGAAGGGCAGCGCAGCTTATACGGGGACGCCGGGCGCGTTTGACGACCGTTCTCGCGCTGAGATTGACCTGTCTTACGTTGAGACAGCGATTAGAACGCTGTCGCAGGGCGGGATGGTGCAGGAATACACGATTGGAAACCGCAACCTGAAACGGTATAAAATGCCCGAGCTGCTCCAACTGAGGGACGTCTTGAAAGCTGAAGTTGACCGTGAGCGGCGAGCTGAAAAGATTAGGCAGGGCCTTGGCAATCCCGGCGTCGCCCGCGTGAGGTTCACCTGATGGCACTCTTTGGCTTTGGTCGCACTGCAGGTCTGAAGAAGGATCTGATGAAGGCGCGAGAGCGCAATTCAAACCTGAAGCGTGCGTATGCTGCTGTCGCAAGCAACCGTCTTACTTCTGACTGGATCAGCCTTGGCACCAGTGCCGACAGTGAAATCAGGAACAGCCTTCGACTTCTTAGGAATCGCGCTCGTCAGTTGGTTCGTGATTCTGATTTTGCCAAGGCAGCGTTGAGGGCAGTCCGCAACAACGTGGTTGGCACTGGCATCAAGCATCAGTCGCAGGTTCAGATGGCGCGTGGCGGCAAGCTTGATGATCGTTTGAATGCGATGATCGAGAAGCAATGGGATCAGTGGACTTGCGCTGATACCTGCCATGTTGGTGGTCAACTGAGCTGGGTTGAAATCCAACGGTTGTCGATCACGGCAATGCTGGAATCGGGTGAGGTTTTCATCCGACTGATCAACCAAAAGTTTGGCGACAGCAAGGTGCCATTGGGTCTTGAGGTGCTCGAGGCTGATTTGCTGGACGATGACTACACAGGCATTGAGGCAAATGGCAACCGTGTTCGCATGGGCGTCGAGATCGACAAGTGGGGCCGCCCTGTGGCTTACCACTTCTTGCGCAACCACCCTGGTGACTATCAATTCACTGGGTCGGCTGTGGCAGCAAGGCAGCGCCAGCGGATTGTTGCACGCGATGTGATCCACCTGTACTCGGTGGAGCGCCCTGGGCAGACCCGTGGTGTGACGGCATTTGCGTCGGCGATTATGCGGCTGCGGAATCTCAGTGGATATGAGGAGGCTGAAATTGTGGCAGCGCGGGCGTCGTCAGCAATGATGGCGTTTGTGCGTACACCAGATCAGGAGCTGTTTGAGGACGGCAAGTATCAGGACGATTCAGTTCTGGACTTTTCGCCCGGCTCGATCCGCCGACTAGCACCTGGAGAGGAGATGCAATTCTTCTCACCCAACCGGCCTGATGATGCATTCACGCCATTCGTGGCTCAGATGCTGCGTGCCGTGGCATCAGGCGTCGGGTGCTCCTACACGCAGATCAGCAGCGACTTCAGCCAGAGCAACTACAGCTCCTCGAGGCTCGAGCTGCTTGAAACCCGTACGCATTACAAAACGTTACAGCAGTACCTGATCGAGGCGCTGTGCGAGCGGGTCTATGAGCGTTGGATGGAAATGGCCGTGATGGCTGGCGCACTGGTGCTGCCAGGGTATGAACTGGATCCCGATCGGTAAGAGGAGTCCAAGTGGATTCCACCGGCCGCGCAATTTGTTGACCCACAGAAAGAGGCTGATGCCTACAAGTCACTGATTCGCAGCGGGATCATGACGCTGTCGCAGGTCATCGCCTTGCATGGCGGCGATTTTGACGATCAGATGCGGCAACGCCAGCATGAGCTTGCAACTGCTGATGAACTTGGTATCGTGTTGGACACTGACCCTTCAGAAGTGTCAAGCAACGGTGTGTCCCAATCAATGCCAGTGCAACCGACTGAACAACCTGCGAACCTTGTAGAGGAGGAGGACGACTAATGGCAAAAGTAGGCGATAGCGAAATCAACCTCATGCCAACTGAAGGTATGAAGGCTGAGGCGCGGCGCTACAGAGCGTGGAAAGCTGAAGGGCAAGCCGGCGGCACTGAGGTGGCAGCACGCAGGGCCACGCAGATTCTGTCGGGTGATGAGCTGAGTCCTACCACTGTGATCACGATGGCGGCATGGTTTGCCCGGCATGAAGTGGACAAGCAAGGCCAGGGATTTACACAAGATGAAGACGGTTACCCATCACCAGGCCGTGTAGCATGGGCGGCATGGGGTGGTGATTCAGGTCAAACTTGGAGCACCATGAAATCCAAGACCATCAAAAAAGCACGGGAGCGATCCATGGAACCAATTGTTGACAGTCGTCCCTACCCCAATGAGCATGCTGCTCGTCTAAAAAATCCAGATCAATACGACACCATTCGTCGCGTCAATGATGAAGGTGGCCCTGGTGTTGATTTCATATATGGCATCAAGGATGGAAAATCCGAGATCCAAGCAATTCGCTTTGATTCCAAGCGTTTCACACCAGCCGAAGCACGTCAATGGTTGAAAGATCACGACTTTAATTCAATTTCCTTTGAAGAAGCAACAGGCGAACGTGCCTACGATGATTCATTGAAAGTCGGCGATTTTGTCGAATGGGACAGCAGTGGCGGAATGGCTCGCGGCAAGATCACAAAAGTGATTCGACAAGGCATTGTTGAAGTACCAGATTCTTCTTTCACCTTGAATGGCAGTGAAAAAAATCCCGCTGCGTTAATTCAAGTCTACAAAAACAATGCAAATGGTTACGAAGCCAGTGATGTTGTGGTGGGGCATTATTTTTCAACATTGAAAAAGATTCCAGCCTTACGTTTGCACGAAGGTGAAATGTTGAAGCGTTCGTTAAATACTGAGTTTCGATCGGAAGACGAAGGCCGCATGCTTGAATTTCCGTTTGCCAGCGAAGCGCCTGTTGAGCGGTACTTTGGCACTGAAATCTTGAACATGGACGCCAACAGATCGGAAGAGCACACGTCTGAACTCCAGTCACTGACCAATATCGTATGCCGTCTTCTGCTTGAAAAAAAAAACCTCCGTTTTTCTTTATGCGGCCTTCAAGAGCGGCCCCGTCGTTAGCATTCCGC